TACGAGACATTTTTTTAAAACTTTTCGAACTGGTATATTTTCCATATGCTTTCATCTGGAAAATTTTTTTTAATTAATTAACGCAATAATTTATACTATAAAAAGGCGTTTCAATTTTTTCTCCGCTCTTTAAATCATCAATTAATTTTATTTTTAAAATGTTGTCTGTTATTTCAAGGTTATGATTAATATACTTTTCATTCGCACAAAGGTATGCTGGTAATCGTATATATATTTCTTTTATTGGAAGCATATCGATATTACTGAGGGACAACTTTATATGTAAACATAAATGATTATTTATTCTTTGATATTTAATAACAGTGTCATCTTCAAAATTTAAAATATTTTTTTGAAACTGATATTCGTTAGATTTTAAAATACCTTCATCGAAATGCTTTAAATATACATTTCTATCCTTGTTATTGATATGTAAACGTTCTGTTGTTATATCATAGAAGGCTACAGGTTTAACTTCTATATTTGGGAAAAGAAAACTTTGCATTTTATTATATTGGTATAAATAAAAAATGTATATTGAAAATTTAACCCCTGATCTAAAAACGATTGGCAAGGTATTATTATATATAGTATTAGTTGAACCTATTTATACTATCTTATTCTTAGTGAGAATATTAAAAATATTGTTCTAATATAAAATAAATGGTAATTAATAATGATTTGAAAAAGGAATACGAGGATGCGAAAAGAGAGATTGCAAGACCTCTCTCAAATTTCGATATTGAAAAATGGCTAAATAAAAATGGGATACAATGTAATATTTTTAGTTACGATAATTTAAATGATAAGATGAAATTAACTGACTTGTTTAGTAGAGATGGTTGCTGTATCATTCTCTATAATATAAAAAATCAGAATACGGGCCATTGGTGTGCTATTATTAGACACGATAGGGATACAATAGAATTTTTTGACCCTTATGGTAGTAAGCTTGATAGTAATTTAAAATATTCAGAAAATAAATTTCCAACTATTACTTCAATATTTAAACGACATAAAGTTAAGAACGTGATTTTCAATAATATGAGATTACAAAGGATGAATAACAATATTTCAACGTGTGGCAGGCATTGTAGTTTTAGAATATTAAACAAGGATTTAACTTTAGAACAATATCAAAATGGATTTTTAAAGTCTGGTTTCCCTTCAAAATTGTATGATTATTACATATATTTGCTTACAAGTGATATTTGAAAAAACATTGTGAAAATATACTTGAATATGTGTTAGACAGATGGCAATTTTGATTTTATAATATCTTGTCTTATTATAAAAATGAGTCTTAATCAGTTCTCAGAACCAAATATATATATTCCACCAGTGAATTTTTATGACGCTCAATTTAGTAAAATAAATATTGCTGATACTATTAACGGTGTTCCTATAACGAACATTTTAAATGGATTCTCAGCAGGGGGTTTAGTATTGTTTTTCGATAACCCTGCTAATACTTCGATAATACCTGTATCTTCAACGCTTGATGAAGTTCCAACTATCGCGCCACAAACAACTATCACATATAATTTCGTTGGTAATAATGATAATGCACCTCATCTAATAGGGACTTTTATTGACACAAGTCCAAATTTTATTTCAACTAGTATCACATCAGGAATTTGGGAAACAAATTTCTATACTAATTTCCTGCCTAATTTAACTGTGAAATGCTATTACTATATCAAAGTATACGAAAGAAAGGTAGATACAACTCGAGTATTAATAGCAGACGGTAGTAATAATCTAACCCTTATTAATAGCACTACTAAAGATATTTTCACAAATGATTTATACGTTCCTAATTACACATTAGATAGTTTGTTGAGTCAAATTGAGATTGAATTATATACTGTAATTCCAACAGGAAACACTAACGGTCATTCAGTCGTTTTTTATTTTAGAAACAATAATAATAGTCATATTCATACTACAATTATTTCAGCAAGTAGTATTAACTCGATAACGGGACCTACTGGACCCCAAGGGATACAAGGCTTACAAGGCTTACAAGGCTTGCAAGGTTCAACAGGACCTACTGGCCCTACTGGTTTACAAGGGATACAAGGGATACAAGGCTTACAAGGCTTACAAGGCTTGCAAGGTTCAACAGGACCTACTGGCCCTACTGGTTTACAAGGGATACAAGGCATACAAGGGATACAAGGGATACAAGGCTTACAAGGTTCAACAGGACCTACTGGGCCTTCTGGCTTTCTATCAATTTCTGGTACTAACTATTCAGATTATGTTTTTTGGAATACCACAACAAATTCATGGCAAACAGAGACGGATAGAGTTCATATAGGAAATAATTCAGGAAATATTAATCAGGGGACTCAAAGTATAGCAATTGGTTACTTCGCTGGGAGGTACAATCAAGGAACTGCTTCGATTTCTCTAGGAAAAGAAGCTGGTTTAACAGGTCAATCTTCCAACTGCATTGCGATTGGGGAATCTTCAGGACGTGTTTTTCAGAGTGCTAATAGTATTTGTATAGGTTACCAAGCAGGAATAACAAAAGGAGGTTTTAATAGTATTGCTATCGGCACTATTTGCGGTGCAAATCAAGAAGCCAACTGTGTTGCAATAGGAAAATTCGCAGGCCAAAGTAATCAGCTCGGAGATAGTATTGCTATTGGTAACTTAGCTGGAACAACAACTCAAGGATTAAATACAATCTCTATAGGATCAGAAACTGGAAGAAGAGAGCAAGGAGCGAATAGTATAGCGATAGGTTTTAGAGCAGGAAATACAGCTCAAGGAGTTTCTAGTATATCAATCGGGCAAAATGCAGGAAGTAATACACAAGGAAGTAATACGATTGCTTTAGGTTTTTCTGCTGGTAATTTACAACAACGATATAGAGCAATAGCAATTGGAGAAACAGCAGGTCAAAATAGCCAATCAACAAATGGTATAGCAATAGGACATCAAGCAGGACAATTTTCTCAAGGCGAAAGAGGTATAGCAATCGGAAGTAGTGCTGGAAGAAATCAACTAATTGATAGTATAGCAATTGGTAGTTTTGCAGGTCAAACAAATCAAGAAGCAGGAAGTGTTGCTATCGGATATAGCGCAGCGATAGACGGTCAAAGACGTTATAACGTTGCAATAGGCTACTCTGCAGGACAAGTAAATCAAGGAACACAAGCAGTAGCAATTGGATACCAAGCAGGATTTGCAAACCAGCATTCAAATAGTATTGTTTTAAATGCTTCAAATTCGGCATTAAATACAGCAACCCAAAATGCAACATATATAAGTCCTATTAGAAATGATAATAGTATAACAAATAATACGCTTACATTTAATACGTCAACAAATGAAATTGTATATAATAGTACAAAAACATTTGTAATTCAACATCCAGAATACATAGATAAATATCTTGTTCATGCTTGTTTAGAAGGACCTGAAGCAGGTATTTATTATAGAGGAGAAGGATATACAGATATGTATCATAAAGAGAGTAATAAATTCTATACTGTAGTTTATCTCCCAAAATACGTTGAAAAAATAGGCACTGATTTTACAGTTCAAATAACTCCTATTTCAAAAATGATTTATGATAAATATCCAAATGTTACGACTTCAAAGGTAAGCGATAATATGTTTTATGTTTCAGCAGATATTAAATGTAGTTTTTATTGGACTGTTTATGGTTTAAGAAAAACAATAGATGTAGAAGTAGATAAAAATAGTTTTAAATTAGTAGGTGATGGACCATATAGTTATCTAGTTAGAAAATAAAAAAATAACCGATTTTTAGAGAACCAACGACCCCCTGAGGATTTTTTCTAAAACAATATTTTATATTGTTGTTATAATATAAAATAGTATGAAAGTTATTGGATATTGTCGTGTTAGCACATCAATGCAAGAAGAACAAGGCTCTTCTCTTGACGCACAAAAAGAAACTATAATACAGTTTTGTAAAACCAGAAATTTAGAATTAATAGATGTATATAAAGAGTGTATTTCAGGTAGTGTTGAACCACGTGAAAGACCCCTTTTATCTCACGTTTTAAGAGAATTAGATGATAATATAGCCGATGGGATTGTTATAGTTAAGCTTGATAGATTAAGTAGAAGTATTCGGGATACTATCGCTTTACTATCTGAACTATCAAATAAGTCCAAGAAATTTTTTGAGATAAAAAATAATCTATCAAACGATGGTGCTGTAAATCAATTTACCGTACATCTTTTTAGTGCTTTAGCACAGATGGAAAGAAGCATGATTCAGGAACGTGTAAATGATGTTATTAAATATCGTAAAGAGCATAATTTAATTATAGGCAACATACCTTTTGGAAAGATGGTAGAAGAAAAGGATAATCAGAAAATATTAATAGACCATCCAGAAGAACAACGAACCTTAAAAATGATAAAAGAATTACGTGAAACAATTGTTATTAAGAAAAATGCTAAAGGAGAACGAAAGATGAACACTACATTTACTAATATTGCTAAAAGTTTAGAGCGAAATCGACGAAAGAATAAAGAAGGTAATATAAGATGGTTTCCGAGTTATGTTAGAAAATTATATTTGCAATATTGTAGAAGTTAGAGAGCTAGAAAGTTAGACAAAATATCTTTTCTAATTTTAATATTTTAATATTTTACCATATAAATATTAAAATTACTACTTTTCAATTATCAATAAAGGTTAAATTTTGATTATTAAAAATCTCTTTTACACGTTCTTTTAAGGCATCATATGCTATTCTATAATAGTCCCCAATAACAGCATCTATTAACTTATCAATATAGATATTTACTAGTATAGGATTCTTCCTATTATCATAAGCATTTTTGTCCCTATAAATACTACAAGAGGTACATAAATAGTATTTAATATCTCCATTATAAAGATCATTTCTTCTTTCCATCCTAAATTGCCCGGCTATTGTAGCATAGGTATTATCTAAATATACACCACAACCATCAGATACGTCTATTGAATTAACTATTGTAAATCCCATTATTTATTATATATGGGATTATTTTATTATTCTAACTTTAATTCCAAATTTATTTTCAATGTCTCTTATAGATTGTTTTATGCTCCGTCTATTCCAAAGCATCCATCTACTCCAAAATCCTGGTTTATCTGGATTAGACCAATCTTCTTTCTTCTTATGTCTAACCAAATATCTATATTTTCTATTATCATCCCCGTGTATAGTATAATCATCATATCTACTATCCCCGAAATGTATACTTTTATTCCCGTTTAATTCTCTAACATACCATTTTTTATTCCTCCTATTACTCTTTCCTAAAAAATAAACCGGCATTTTTATATATAACAATATTAATCAACGATTTTAATCGAAATCGTTCATATCTGGTACAAAGCATTCTCTTTCTGATAATATAGGTTGAGGTGCATGATTAGAGAAACAAACCCATCTACTTTTCAGCTCATAAAGTTTTTTAATTGCTCGATTACTTAGACTCTGATGTTTACTTAAAAAATATTTTGTTTGATGACTTCGATGTCCGTTTAGAAAAAGAACTATGTAATGTGCTTCGTTTATCAATATTCTACTTCTTCTATAGTTATTAATCATATGAACTGTGATAATCGTAGAGATATTTTTATGTCTGCCGATTTGTAAAACTTGATCCTGTAATTCAATCATCATTTTCGTTAATTTGTTATTTGATAAATGATCTGTATCATCAAAAATAACAAGGCAGTTTTCAAGTTCATCTATAGAGATTGGATTTTCTAAAAGGTCCTCGTCAATAACATATTTTGTAACTGGCAAATCGGCAAATGCTTCATCTTCAAATTCTTCTGGACTAAAAAGTATCACTTCATTTTTTGGATGCATTTTAAGATAGTTCTTAGCAAACATTCTACTCCAAAAACTTTTTCCACTTCCAGATTTTCCCGCTACAACAATACAATCTCTAGTTTTTCTACTTGGTAGCAACTCAAATTTTCCATCATCAATTTCTATGTTGTTTGTTTCTCCGTGAGCAATACCATCTTCATCATCTACATTGTTTAAATATACTACTGTCCCGTGATTTTCACCCCCTTTAACAACAGCATATGCTTTATCACCCTTGTCAATACTAAAAAATTTACTCATCGTGTTTATTTATATTATAGAAAATAAATTTTTGTCTATTATTAATAAATATGATTAAAAATCATTTTAGAGCAAAGTATGATTTCGATACCAGAAAATCATTATACGATACTTTAATGTTGAAAAATAGTAATTATGTGCCTTGTATAGTATCATTATCACACGATATTGTAACTAAATATAGAATGAGTAGCAATGAAATACGTGTATTAATACAAGCAGATTATACATTGGGACAGTTTTTAAATATTCTTAGAAAAAAGTTAAGTATATCATCAACTGAATCAATATATATTTTTATAGATAATACTTTACTACCTACAAGCAGTATTGTGAGTAGGATTTATAGTGATAGAAAAAATAAGGATGGTTTTCTGTATGTTGATTGTAGTATTTTAGAAACTTTTGGATGAAAAAAATCAACCTGTAAATTCCATCCCGAGAAATTTATACTCTTTTACAGTTTAAATGATATTTTTTTATAAAACTTTTTTTTTTATTAAAAACTTTGACTCATTGACTCAGTAAAAAAAGATACTGATAATCAATATAACTTTATTTATTTATTTTTATATCAAAATAAACTTTGACTCAAAAATTAAAACTTTGACTCAGTTAAAAATGATACTGATTTCACCTTAATATTAAAATTTAAACTGTAATCCAACTAACAAAACCTGTTCTAATACCACAATTTCCTCCCGCAGAAAAAGTTAAATGATTTGGGGTACGATAAAACACAGCAAAACCAGTAGTTGAATTAATATCTAAATGTCCGTTTTGTTGATAGGGAAAAACAGGGGTTGCTATACTATCAAACGATACAACATAAAAGTTTGAATTATCTGCTGGTAGAAACCTATCCGGAACCATTTGAACTATATTTAGGGCACTATTATTTCCTGTAACCCCTATTTCGGGAATATACATTGTTACTAATTTACCACAACGAACGAATCGCACACCTGAAAGAGTAAGAGGAGAAACACCCCCTGAAACTGTTAGATCGGGACTATTAAATTCCTCATAATAATCAAGATTGGAAGGTGTATAACTAACAACGTTGTTGTATAATTTGATACCAGTCTTATTTTTACTTAATTCTATACTATCATTTCCGGCTTCATCTTGAATTTTAACATTTGTTTTGCTCTTTAAATATGCATTTTGAGAATTATCAATACCTACCTGAAAATCAACGTCATTAACAGGGTTTTCAAAACTAATGTATGCTGAACTATTACCAATACATTTTATTTGAGTATCTCCTAATGAGTTACTAAGACGAATAAAATCAGTCGGAGCTGAAATAGTATTACCTATATTGACTGGCATTAACATATTTGTCGCTGTATTATCTAAACGAATTTTTTCGTTACCTCCACATACCATACCAATGCTTTTACTAAAAGGTCTATAAAAACCTGTATCATTGCTAAACAACCATCTAATTGATGGTGCAGATAATGTACCATTACTAAAATTAGAATTACCTAAACTTTCTAAAGTAGTACATTGAAGGATATTACAATCTAAATTATTAACTGTTCCAGTTTCAATTTTCATATCAGAAAAATGAACTTCGGGAAGGTATATATTTGGACTAGATATTTGATTTAAGCTCATTCTTTTTTATTATAAGACTATAATAAAAAAAATTTATTTACAATACGTTATAAGAAACACTGAAAGCACCCCAACCACTAAGAGGTTGATTTGGAAAAAGGGTGCCAGGTGTATATTCAAACTGTAATTGCCCTCCTGGTAAAATACTACAGCGTCCAACTTCTGGAGCACCATTAGAAACTGTTGCTATCATTACTTCTGTTAATAATTGAGGACAAAAACGAGGTTCTAAAACAGTACATTGAATAATACCTCCTAAAGCGGTCTGACCTGAAATATTACTAACATTAAGAGTTACAACACTTCCAACACGAACAGCTGAAACATCTAAATTAGGAGAACCAACAAAACCTGTTAAAGCGGTTGGTGGATAAAACTTCTCTTCATAACAGGTTAAATTTGTTGCATTATAATTTGGTATAGAAGGATTATTTATCAATATACCTTGACCTGGAGTTTTATTTAGGACCATAGATGAGAGAAAATTTTCATCTCTCACGTGTAAATCCTGTTTTAAACTCATAAAGTTCTCGTTTGTATTTGATACACCTAATTGAAAATCATTATCCCCATTGGGGTTAGAAAATTGAATAAAACACCCTGCACCAGGAAGATTTGTTTGAAGAGAAACTACCGTATTTGTTCCTGATGACAGCATTGCTATACGATTATCAGGTGTTGATGTTCGGTCACTACTGAAATTACAAGGAAGATCGAAATTACCTATATCAACATTATCACATTTCATATCAGAAAAATATACTGCTGGTATGTATGTATTTGGTTGCGTAAATTGATTCAACGACATATTTTATTATATTGTACATAATTTTTTTTTATCTGTTTTTAAAGGAAACTTTATTAATCTTCCTTATAATAAATAATGTCATTAACGACACGATATAATAAGACAAAGGAAGAAGACGGTCAATTTTATGTCAATCTTTCTATATATAACAATACAAATGATTTTCAATATTTTACTATCAATAGAACGTTCGATGAGGTTATTGTTAAAAATGCAAGTGAATATGTTGTATCTCTTGTAAGAGCAACTTTATACTGTAATACAATCCCTATTATTGATATGAAACCATACCTTCAAACAGGCAGTTCAATAAATACCGACCTTTATATTACTTTTACCTATCTAGGAGTTGATTATCAAAGGCCTCTCGTTTTCAACTCTGCAAATTTCAACAATTTAACAGATGATTTTAGATACTATATATATGACTATAGTTCATTCGCACAAATATTTAATGATACACTCTCATTATTAACAAACGATGTTAATACTGTAACCCCTGGATTGATTAGTATTGTTCCAACTTTACAATATGATGCTATAGCTGGACGTTTTTCTATATTTGGGGAAATAGGTGTCTTTAATGATAATACAGGTGTAGTTCAAATGTGGCTCGGTAGTATATTATATAATTTAGTTAGCAGACTACCTTATTTATTCTTTGATTTTTTTACCGCGAATAAAAATTTAAGATTATCATTTAGAGAAGTCCTAAATCCTTACGGACAAAATAATGTTATAGGAGGTCAATATGCTATGATTCAAGAATTTCCTACTCTTGAATGTTTAAACAGTGCAAAGAGCGTTGTATTTAATACTGACCTCCCGATAGTTAAAGAGTACGATGACAACACAAGTACAAGTAATTCAACAAATACAACTGTAACAAGTCGATTGAATAGTTTTATATTGGACGCTGAGAATGGAGATTTTTTCACAAAGGTAGAGTATCTTCCAACCAATGAATACAGAATATGCGAATTAACTGGAACTAATAGTATAAATAAAATACGAATCGATAGTTTTTGGACTGATAGTTTAGGTAATATTCATAGGATTGAATTAGCACCTAAACGAAATAATAATCTTAAATTGATGTTTAGAAGAAAACAGAAATAATTTAATTTTTCTATATATAATAAATGACAAGTATCAAAAGAGACGAGTCGCATATATATGTTAATTTAAATCAATACAATACGGGTTTATTTGATGAACCGATTAATATACAAAAAATTTATAGTGAAGTTATCCTTCCAAACAGTGATGATTACGAGATGAGTGTTATAAGGTTTGATTTATACGGTATTAATTTACCTATTATTAACCTTCAAAATTATTTTATAGGCGGTATAGCACCAACTACTATCCTTGATATTAAATTTGTATATAATTCTGTGGAATTTATTAGGCCTTTGGTATGGGTTCCTTTTTCAACTGTTCCTAATGATTATTTATACTATGATTATAATCATATTTCAACAATATTTAATAATGCTCTTAATTTATTAACAGCCGATGTTAATGCAGCGTTTCCAGGTACGATTAATATAGCACCAAGAATAGAATATGATCCTTTAACAACACGATATGCTTTTTATGCAGAGAAATCTGTGTTTCAGGATAATTTACCAAACCCAGTTCAAGTTTGGTTAAATGGAACTCTATATGATTTATTTCAAAATTTACCGAGTTTATTTTTTGTAGATAGCACAGCAGTATCTCAAAGTTATACTAGATTGAAAATCAACCAGGTATTAAACCCTTACGGAGCTGATAATAGTAAAATAATATCTGGCATAAACCATTGGATGATGATCCAGAACACGCAAAGTTTGATTGCGTTAAATTCTGCTAATAGTATTGTACTAACTAGTGATTTACCTATCGTTGAAGAATATATATCGAGTATAGGTTCTGGTAATGATAATACTGCAACAATTCAATACCCTATTATTAGTGATTTTGTTTTGGATAGTCAGAACGGCTATGAGGTATTCAATCACGTTGTTTATATACCTTCGGCTGAATATCGTATGCTTAGTTTAACAGGTAGTCGTCCTATTCAAAGTATAAAATTGAAAATGTTTTGGACGGATGCTAACGGCAAATTAAATCCATTATTACTTGCTCCTAAACGTCGTGTGAATATAAAGATCATGTTTAGGAAAAAAGGATGGGGTTCAGGCAAATATTAAATTTTATTTTTTTTTATTTTTATACTATATTGTTAGTATAAAAATATTATTTATATTTTAGTTTTCTAAACTTTTTAAATATTCTTGGTGTTTTATTGTTTTTTCGTGTTTGGATTTGTTTCCTACTGTTGTAGTAGAACCGCAAGGGCAATTTATTTTTTGAGAATATCTTTCTTTGTTTTTTAGTCTGTATTCTGCTTGGAGTGCTACTATTTTTTCCTTGTTTTTCTGATACCATTCCGCGTGATATTCTGCTATTTTTTCTTTGTTTTTCTGATAGTATGCTGTATTGAGTTCTGTCTTTTGAATTTTTTTTTCTTGTTCTGTAGTATAAGCATTATAACTATTTGTTATATTACCCCCTCTAATTTCTCTTTCTCTATCAATATAATATTGTTCTCTTATTCTGGCGTTTTTTTCGTTCTCTTTATCACTATTATATATATTTTCTACACGTTCTAAAATTTCTGTTTTAATATCTTCAAAATTAAGGTTATTTGTTCTTATGTATTGGTATATAGGTTTATTATAACGTGTTGTATTCCTATTAAAACAATCATATTTATGGTAGCTTAATCTCTTTTTGAAATTACAAGTAGAACCAATATAAAATTGGTCATCGATTGATAATTTATATACAACAAACTGTTTTAATTCTGTCATTTTATTTTTTTCATATTGAACTTTCAATATAAAAAAATCAATTTTAAATTTTTTTATTTTGTATTCTTTCGAGATGTTTAAAAGCTAATTCCTGAAGGTACAATCGATCTCTCTTAGAGTTTGTTTTATTATTACACAGTATCAAATTACTTGTAAAATTTTCATTATCTATACTCAGCTCAAGCATATGCTTATCATCATCAGAAAGTTTAATTTTAGTACTACACGATCCCATTTATTAATATATAAATATTTATTTCACATTTTTCTATAAATTTTAGAAGCACTCTTCAAAGCATCTTTCCAGGACATATTACCAGATGCATAGACCTGCTTTACTAAATTCAACCAGTTCTGAGCAGCAGGAGGAAGTTGTTTTTTACCACCAACTTTCTTTTTTGTTGCAGTTTTTCTCTTCTTTCCTCCAATGGTAACTCCTCCTATAGTAACTCCTCCAACTTTCTTTTTTGTAGTTCTAGTTTTTCTTTTTTTTACTGCCTCACCACGTAGCATTGCATTTTTCATAAATATATCTCGTTGTATTTTTGAAAGATTCATTTATTATAATGGAAAAAAATTTTTTTTTATAAAGTTTTGATTTATTCCTCTTCGTCTGAAATTTCGAATTCTTCCATGCGATCATTTAATTCATCATTATCTTCAATGCCTACACGACCAGCATTTTTATATGTTATTCCTGAACCATACATATCTCCAGAGAGACCCTTTCCTTTTTTCATTTTCATTCCTAAGCGTTTTTTCTTTCGTCCTAGTCCAACAGCAGATAAACCTGTTTGAATTGGGGCAGGTAAAAATGGTTTTGCTATACCTGTAACAGTCTTAATTATAGGCAAGTTTTCTCTTACGCCTTTAACTACACCTGAAACTCCTGATTTGATACCATTCCAGAGGTCTCCAAAGAAACTTGAGCCATACATAGCCATCTCTGGACTAGCATTGACAACAGGTGCTTGTATAGCTTGTTGGTTATTAATAAGACCAGTTTGAAGAATTGCTTGACTATCACGAATTGCAAGAACACCATCAAAGATAGGTACTACACAAACTTGATAGTTCTTTGTAGCAGCACTAGTGTTTTTAATACGAATGTTATTTAATTGAAAATTGAAATTACTAATCATACCTGGAGCTGCGCCATTTTGAAGAGGTAAATCACTACCAAATTGCAACAATAAACTACTACCAACGTGTTTTTGGAAGGCAACGAAGCAGTCTTTCAAACCATTCTTATTACAGATTTGATATAATTGTTGTTGTGAGGCTTCTGCCATAATAGACGCTTGACCATTTATACTTATAGATACATTTTCAATTGCTGCGAAAGTGTCTGTAGCAGTCCAAGCACGATAATTTGGACCACTTGTACTTTGTTGGTCTGCTAAACGTTCTTTTACGAAAACATAAACTGCACTAGGAATTTGTCCAAATTGGATTGAATTTATAGAGTTAGAAACTGTACTGCCTGAAGTAACTCCTGAAAATAAATTATCAAAAACATATACTTGAGGAAGTTTATAAGGATAGAGATATTGTTTTCCCATTTCTACAGTAGCAACATCTGGAGATGGAGTCAATTCATCGAACAACAATTTTGGATATGCTGCTTGAGATGAAGCAATATTTGGAGTGATTGAAGTAATAGTAGAACCACCTGCTGTAGAATGACTCCATACTCTTGTAAGGCCATCAAGATTGAAAGAGAGATTTAAATCTTGAACTGAAGCGAAGGCATCAGATGTCTTTCCTTGTCCGAAGATCAATGTTGGAAGTAATAGAGGTTCCACAACAGTAATATTAACTTCTGCTGCAGTTGGAGTATTACTAACAATTTGGTAGTCTAAACTACCACGAGTTTGATAGAGAGCATTTTCACCAAAAGATGCAAGAACATTTCTATTACTACCCAATGTTGTATAATCTGTATATTGTTGGTATTGGTCGACATAAGAAGGACAAGTAGAGAAATCTTGTGATTGGTCCCAAGCACTAGAATATCTTAAAAGACCTTGTAAACATTGGTCTGGTTGGTCGAGTGAAATTTCTGTTCCATTAAGACGGAGTTTAACGGACGAGGCGCAGGTTTGCAGAGGGAAAGCGCGTAGAGCGTCATCAGTGCCGATTTTCAGTAAATCACCTGGCCCAACAACGCTGCCTGAAAATTGAAGATTGAGCGTATACTGAACGTACATTCTACGGGACAATAAAACATTTTGGGAAGGCTTGTAAGAAAAAGTCACTGAATTATTACTTGCAGATGAGGCTGTAATTTGTTTAAAAACAATAGATTGAACACCACTCATAAATTCATAGCGTTTATTTTTATCGATATTAATGCGAGGCTCTAACACCTTAGCTATCTGCACAGGTTCGTCGAACCCAATTAACGTAGTTGCTGACATATTTTATTTTATTAATAAAAATAAAATAAAAAATTTTTCTAAAAAAATTTTAAGATATTTTATAATGTAGATTTTTTTTGTAAATTTTCAAGGTATGAAATTGCCTGTTCTAAATTCTCATTATTTTTAGCGCATTTGATACTATTACCAATAAACTTATTATTTAACCTGTATTTATACCTCTCATTTGTTTTATCATACGTGATGTAGTAACCTTCTTCTTTAAGTTTGCTATACCTGCATTTAAGGCATTCACAAAGTATATTATTATCACATTCATTTTTTTCTCTATTTTCTCTCTTCTCTACACCTAGGCCAAACAACTCTTGTAATTTAGCCGCGGTATCGGTTGAAAATTGTGCAATTGAACGTAAAAAACTTGGATTGTTTTCTAAAATATATGCTGCATCCTGTAAAATATATTTATATAATTCTGTGTTTCCCAGTTTATTGCTCTGTAAAATATCCATCACAAATGTCTGACAGTTATTTTTAAAGGCACTATAAATATAAAATCTGTATGCTCCGACATTATCTATTGTATTTTTAAACAGTTCAGATAAAGTTAAAGGTCTATCTACAGTAATAAGCATATCACTACGTTCCATTTTATAACTTTTAACCCGCTCTATATTTATCTTTTGATTTTTTTCGATCCGCAATTTCTCGCCATCTTCAAATTCTAATATCATATATAAATGAAACATATCATCGTATGACAATGATTTTTTAGCCTTTTCATATCCTCCAAAAGTTATTAGGTTTAAAAGTGTCTGAATGACCTTATTTACAGGTTCTCTATTTACTTCAATTTTAACTATAGTCATATCCTTATATTCTTCAAATAATTTCAGAGCGTTTCTGCCTAAACTTTCTTTAGGAAAAAAGAAGGTTGTTTTAACTTTATCAAGATATTTTAATAATGTATCTCTAAAACCATAACCAATAAGAAGGGGAACGATATCCTGCCTATTTTCGAGTATATGAAATAATCCTTCTATTCTCTTTACATTAGAACTTGTTCGTTTTTTACTAATATGATCTTCAACTATTTTTGGGAAGATTTCTTTCAGTATCTTTTCTCTTTCACGATTACTTTTAACATCTCGGCAATTATAACCGTGGTATTTCTTGTATCGTTTAAATAACTCAACAGTACTCATTTATTAATAGACAAAAAAAATATTTGTTTATATAAAATGAATGTAAGCGACCTATTTGATGATAAGAAGATTATTCAATCAGATAAGCAGGTTATTAACAGGTTAAATTTAATAACAGATAAACAAAGTAAAACGATACTTGAATTAGAGAATAAAATTATAGAGTTGAAAAATGTAAAAGAACAACTTGAAATGGATATAAGAATTTTAAATAAAAAGATATTTGATATCGAGATTGAAAACAAGATATTAAGCGAAAGAATTTTAGAGTTAGATAGTATCAAAGGGACCCCTGTAGAAAGTAAGGCTAGTTTAGAAGATGATTTAGAAAAAAAAAAGATGAAGATAATTCAGGAAAGAATGCAAAAAAAGGCTATTTTGTACGGCTCTTTAAAAAGCGCAAGAAGGGAAATAATAGAGAGAAAAAAGGGAGAGAACGCAGTAATTCAAACATAGACGATCATAGTTTTAAGTGTAGTTGCATTTTTTCGCCACAAATTAAAGGGAGTTTCGTATAA